GCTTGAGGTATTGTTTAACGACATTATGTTGGAGGACGCTGAGGTAAATGATTACATTCAATATCGTGTTCAAGCATACAATAGCTATGATGGTAGCTGGGCCTTCCAACAATCAGCAGAGGGCTTTCGTTTGTGGTGTCTCAATGGCTGCACTACTGCAGACACAGTAGCTAAGACATGGGCCAAGCATACGACTAACGTAAGCGTAGATAGCTCGGCTCATAAGATAGCTGATGGTCTTGAAATGTTCCTTAATAGCAAGGGAGTATGGGAAGCATACAGAAGTACACCTGTTACTACTGAACAAGCAGAGTCCTTCTTTAAAAAGACTGTATGTAACGTACAACACAAGGCAAGTCATGCTAAGTTTAATGACAGGCAGTTACAGAATCTACTGGGTGGCTTTGATAATGAGCGAGCGCAGTTAGGTAATACCAAGTGGGCTTTGTATAACTGTCTAACATCATGGGCTACACACACGGACGAAGCCAAGTCGCCAGAGAATGCGAGACGTATCCGTGAAGCAGCCATCATCAAGGCCATGAAGCACAAGTCATGGTTAGAACTAGCGTAAGGAGAAAGCGCATGTATTCACTAAGTATTCACAACGTAACTAAGGTTGAGCTTAAAGTTACCAAGTTATTCAATAACTTTAGCTCTCGCAATCTTGTTGTTACTACTAAAGATTATGATGGCACTATGACTGAGCATACTGTTGGTTTGTTTGGCCCAGACTACACAAGTCTTTGCCCTGTAATTGATACCAATGTTACACATCACTATGCAGATGATGACGATGATACTACACAAACAGCAGCTTGATTTTGTAGCTGATATGTTGGGGCGGTCAGTTAGCTGGCCGTCTCACCTTCATGTCTTTGCTGACGAGTTGGAACAAACCAATCCTCGTTTCAACAGAGATAAATTTATTCAACGTGCAACCAAGGCTTGGGAAGAGCAGCAGCATTTAGTGGAGATAGACGATGACATACCCTACTGATGATTGGGTAACTGCATACGCAAAATTACCTAAGCCTAGTTATTGCGGTACTTGCTATGGCAAGGGCGTAACGGAAAAGGATGTACCTGTTATTGATTATGTCAATGGTGGGTACATAGAAACACGTTATGAAACCTGCCAAGAGTGCGGCGGCGATGGCTGATTATCTTGAGACTTGGCCTGAGATTAAAGCAAGGCACAAGCGAGAGAAGATAGAGTTGCTGCAATCATTGTGTAATCATTACACTGTGGATGTAGCGGCTCGTATCTTAAATACTAAACAAGCAACCCTTAGAAGGTACGCTATAGATCATGGCGTTAAGTTCTTACGAAAGATACGGAATGGCAAATACAATTACGAATCACCGCATGAAGTTACTATTAGCTGCAAAGATACTTGAAGTACGCAAGCAGATGATAACAACTAAAGCTCTTGCAGAAGTATCAAACACAAGCAGACAGTCAGCAGTGGATAAGCTACAGCGAATGCACCCCACTTACTTTAACCGTGAAGGTTTAATATTTCATTCCGGCACAGGCAGAGTGATGCAGTATTCCTTGACAGAAAAAGCAAAGCAATTAATCAAGGAGCACTTGACCAAGTTTGCATAGTCGCAGTACTAGATAGCATGGATAGTTATTATGACATGCTAATTAAGAAAGCTGCGGAAGCTAATGTACCGTTAGCTAAAGCCTTCATCAAAGCTGGTGTACCTACCTCTACATACTACAGAACTCTCAATGGTTCAGAGTTAAGGTACAGTACAGCTAAGAAAGTATGGAGAATGCTAGAGTTATTAATGGGCGCACATCCTAATTACGACAAACGTAAACTTACCCCACCAAAATGAAACCTTACGACTACATAATAGGTGAACTTATTAGTAGGCGAAAAGACTTAAAGCTATCTCAAAATGATTTGGACTTTAAGATAGGATGTTCAGACGGGTTAGTGCAAAAGTGGGAGACACAGAAGCGTATACCTAGTGGCTTTATGTTATCATGCTGGATTGATGCGTTAGACTGTGAGTTACAAATCAAACAAAGGTAAGTCAGCTTACTGCGATCACTGCGATCAAGAGTGTAGGTACTATGTAGCTATACTGTCGGGCAAGTATCCTAAAACGCATTGGTTTCTGTGCATGCCTTGCTATGAGGAGGACAAGTGGCAAACAAAAATAAAAACAAAGGGACTTACCATGAAAAATGGTTCGTTGAATGGCTCAAGTCAATCGGCGTTGAGTGCAAGCGAGTCCCCCTTAGCGGTGCGCTCGGTGGAGAATGGAGCGGAGACATTCACCTCACACTGGACGGACAGCGATGGTTGGTAGGTGAAGTTAAATACAGAGATAAGTCTAACTTCCCTAGTCCATTCACTGTCTTAGAAGGCAGAGACATAGCCTTTTATAAACGAAGAACGGGCAAACCTCAGACCTTAGTCATCATGTCGGGCGAAGAGTTTGAGAAACTTATACAAGGAGAATAACATGGCAAGAAAGCCAAGGTTTCCAGATTCAGAAGAGTTTAAATTATTCTGGCAGTCATACCCAAGACGAATAGGTAAGGGCGTAGCTCGCATAGCATTTATCAAAGCATGTAAAATAGAAAGTGCAGAGGTAATTATAGAAGCTGCGCAAAAGTTTCAGTTAGTTAGTGTCAATACAGAGATACGCTTTATACCGCACCCTGCTACATGGCTCAACGCAGAGCGATGGGAAGATGATCTATCACACTTTGATAGCAACAATGACTCACGCCTTGATGACATACTTAATGCACAGTGGGATGATAATGTGTTTAGCTTGGAGGATAAACGCAATGGCACAACTTGATTATAACTATAGAACACAAGCCATAGGCAAGTGGCTGCAAGCTACACTCAAGCGGTACACACCACCGCAAGGCATGACCAACGAAACTCTATTGCAAGAGATGAAGTTCATTGTGCAAGACGTGAATGGCATCATGCCCAATCATGTCAACGATGGCTTGATTGATTTGTTTTTAGAGAGAACAGACAGACAGGTACGCGCCATCCATGGAGCGCGTAACTGGCCGTCTGTCAAAGTGTTTGTCACTGCTGCCAAGTCTGCTGCTGACGAGACTAATCGTGCTGTAGCTACAGAAGGCAAAAGCGAATGGGACTTTAATCCATTCACTGCCATAGAAAAAAGAGTCAAAGCCAAAGACTATGTGCCAGTTGATTATCTATATGGTCGGCTATCGCATGGCTTGGTTCATAAAACTACAGTTACAGACGATGAACTGGATGAATACAGGTTTACCTATGAAACTAGACTAAGGGAGGAACAAGGTGACAAGACCGCCAATGCAACGATTGAAGAGCTTACCTCTAAGCACAACACGTTTAAACAGGATTGGCATATTAGAGAAGCGAGTGGAGAGACTGAATCACCTGATAGAAATGCAGATAGAAAGGGACGGTGGCAGAAAGCAAGACACGAGTATATCCCAATGGCGCAGCGAGTTGGTGCTGGTGCTTGAGGAATTATTTAAAATAGCTGTTGATGTTGCTGCACATATGCAGTACAAATAGCCTTGATAACAATGGAGAATGTTATGAAACGTACAGGATTTATAGGTGGGTCTGACTGTGTAAAAATTATGCAGGGAGATTGGTATGATCTATGGCAGATCAAGACGGGCAAGATACCTAGCCCTGATCTTAACGACAACCTTGCAGTACGCATGGGTAGTTACACTGAGTCATTCAACATGCAATGGTTTGAGGAAAATATGCCCAAGCGTGACACGAATGATTACCTAGTGCACAATCATCAGTATGAGTACGAACGCAATGTTGATGGCGTACCTATGAAGGGTACGATTGATGGCATGTGTCGCGGCTCTATCGTTGAGTGCAAGCATACCAATTCATACAACACTATGGATGCGTTGATTGAATACTACATGCCACAGTTACAGTGCTACATGAAGCTGTCTGGTAAAGACGGATGCTTTTTCTCTGCTTTCTTTGGCAACAACAAGTGGGAGTGTTCGCACGTTGCATGGAGCGAGTCATACTTTAACCTGATGATGACTGCGATCAAACAGTTCTGGCATCATGTAGATACAGATACAGAGCCACTTGGCTACGATCAGCCAGAAACTATGAAGATAGATAACATACCTGTAGATGATATGATTAAGCGTGATGCCAATAGCGACAATCACTTTACATCTATAGCTCACGATTACATTGGCAACGAAGCCTATGCCAAATCGTTTGAGTCAGCCAAGAAAAGTCTCAAGCAAATGGTGGGAGATAATGAACGGGAAGTGTACTGCGACTTGTTGACTATACGCAGAGACAAGCGCGGATCACTTAGAATATCAACACGCAAGGAGAATGCACATGGTTGAGAAAAGAAAACGCGGACGTCCACCTAAAAAAGATCAATGGTTTGATATTGATGGTTATTATAATGCAGCAAAAGCAGAGCTTAATCAAAGGCGTGAGGGCGCTGTTAATCTAGGGTATGTAGCTGAGCGTCTTCGTGACATAAAAAATATGGACGAGGTAGAAGCATTCTACAAAGAGTGTGTCTACAATATTGGCATCAACACACTGCGTAATGGAGAAGCAGATGGATAACCTAGACATATGGAACAGGGTTGAGCAATCAGACCCTAAGTTCCTAAAGCAAGTGAGCTTTGGCGCACGATCATTTACAGCTATTGATCCTATGTATCAGATACGCTGCGCTACTGCAGAGTTTGGCCCCATTGGTAAAGGGTGGGGCTGGATTAATCAGACTAGATTTATTGATCTATCCAACGGTGACAAGGCTGTAGTTGCAGACGTACAGGTATGGCACGGTGAGTTGGTCAATGCCTTTGGCCCCTTCACTGGGTGCCGTAAGTTCTTTGATGCAGCCAAGGGCAGACTTGCCGAGGATGCACCGAAGATGGCTGTCACTGACGGCCTAACCAAAGCCCTATCACACTTAGGGTTTAACGCTGACGTTTTCCTTGGGAAGATGGATGGCAATAAGTATGCTGCAGATAGCGGCAGCAAAACCGCTGGCAATAGCTGGTAAATACAGGAGCCAAAAGCATGGCAGAGTACGACAACACTAACTCAGGCGCAGCATTCAAACCATTTGATACGCAGCGAATGATACTACAGGGCAAGCTCAACAATCAGGGCAACGATAGTAAGATCGTACTTGTAGCAGATCAGACAAAAGCTGGCATGAAGATCATTGAGGTGTATCAAAAGCTAGGCGTTATGTTTGAGAACGATAAGAAGGGCAATGAAAAAGCACCTGACTACTCAGGGCCAGTAGATGACACCAAATTAAAACTAGCAGGTTGGAAGAAGTCTAAGGATGGTAGCGACTATATGTCTCTCGCCCTCTCAGAGAGCCAACAGCAACAGACTCAGAGTCTTGATAAGGCTAAGGTGCCTGAGATAGACTTTGACGACGAGATACCGCCGTTCTGATGGGCAATGAACCACACTTTGATGGAGATGACTATGTGCATGAGCGTGACTTCAACAGGCTCATGCCACAGTTGCAGAAAGTAAAACAATACATGGAGGAAAATGATTGGGTTACGCTATCTGAGTTGAGCAATGCAACGGGCGCACCAGAGGCAAGTGCAAGCGCTGCATTGCGAGACTTACGTAAGAAGAAGTTTGGCTTTCGTACTGTATCAAGGCGATACGAAGGCAACGGACTCTATGCTTACAAGCTAGAACCGGCTGACTACAAAGAGCCAGTAGAGCCAGAGATAGCAGACGATTGGTGGAAGCACATATAAGTCTATTGAGTTGTATAAGATTATGCGGTATATCGTAGTCACCCGCATAAGATTGTAGTTTCTCCCTAGTCTTATGATCTTCCTCCCTTGGGCGGTGATGTTTCTCCATTGCGTCACCGCCCTTTTTTATAGCGCAGAGGGCGGTCGCTTGGTTTGGTATTACCGATAACACCCTCAGATAAGGCAGGGCCTACCCTGTGTTTGTCAATAGCACAGCTTCCAGCCTTGTGACTTATCATAGGCCCACTGGATTAGCTACCTAGTGGGCCTTTTTATACCATCAATTCAAAATGCGGTGCATCTATAAATGGTCTGCGACCCTGCGATCTGCGTAAATCTATATAAGCATTCATTGCACCCTCGGCAGTAAGATCGCAGCCACCAATGTTATTGATGTGCCAAGCTGCACCCCATCTTAACGGCACCTTTTCAAAGGTAGCACCTTCTGCCATAGCATCAGCTATCTCGTCGTATAGATTAAGTTCCCATCTACCGCCGCCATTGTAAGCCATAAGATCAACAGCCAAACCATCTAAGTGTTTACTTTTCATAGTCTGCGATGCACCAGAAGCAACCAACTTACGCTGTTCAGCCTTGGTACGAATGCCACAGATTACAGAGAAGTCTTGTTTAGTTACAGTAATAGCATAGTGAACAATGCGTTGAAGCCTATCATCTACAGTACTTAACTTCTGCAAACTGCGCTTGCCTAATACATAACCCATTACTTTTTAAATCCCCTCATTGTTCTAATGCCAAAGCTGGCAGCTATACTTGCATACATACCCCACTGTACCCACAGCGGTGTGGTCTCAAGATTAGCAAAGCCCTGTGCCATTACGTCCTGCATAGAAGGAATAAAG